AGGCAGCGCGTTTGCCGCCACAACCGGGGCATACGGGCTGGTGTTCAGCGGGTAGCCGAGCAGCCGGTCGGGCTGGCCCGCCTGAACGCTGGGCTGCCACAGGTAGGCGCCATTGTTGTCCTTGAGTTTCCGCAGGGCGGATACCGTCACGTCATTCATCAGGAACACGGCGTTCCTGCGGTACGCGGACTTCAGCGAGTAGATGAGGTCAATCACGTTGTCGACAGTGATAGCCGAAGCCGAAGTCGCCGTCACGCCAAGCTGGCCGCCGCTGGCGGTGAAAACACCAGCCGGCTTGCCCGTGCCGTTGCCGACACAGAACGCCTCTTCCTCGGCGACGCCGAACGCCCGCGAAATCTCGGCCGCGAGGTAGGCTTCAATATCGAACATCGAATCCTGCAGCAGTTCATTGCTGACCTTCGCCAGGTCGGTCAGCTTGAAGGCGTCAATCGTCTTCTGGGCGAAAGTCGGGTCGCTCTCGGTGTAGGCGGCGTTCTCAGCCGTCCACTGAGCCGTGGAGTGCGTGGCCGCCACCGGGATTTTCCGCTCCGCCGATGTGGTGATGGTCTTGGCAAGGGAACGGAAAACGTTGGCTTCCTCAAGCCCCACGATGATTTGCCGCTCGAATTCCACAGGGACGAGATAGCCGCCGTCAGAGTCCGGCGAAGTGCTAAGCACGTTGTTGATCGGCGGTTTGCCGCGCAGGATGTTGCCGAAGTCCGCTTTGTACTCGTCGCTTGCCCTGCCGGTTTTGGCTTCGGCGGGTTTGGTCGGCGCGCCCAGGATGGGGCTGCTGGTGGGTTTGCCCATTTCGAGGTCATACGCCGCCTGGCGTTCCAGGCGCTCGATTTCTTTGCCGAGGGCGACCATGTCGCCTTCCATTTTTTCGTACTCGGCGGCGGCTTCAGCGGGGACAAGCCCGTCCGCGCCGCGCTTTTGGTCGAGGAACTCCTTGGCGGTGTTCCAGATTTTGTTGCGCTTCTCGCGCAGTTCAAGGATTTGGCTCATTGTCTTTACCTCCATTTTTTTTAGTGGGAAATTAAAAAGAGCCGCTTCTCAAGCGACTCTGCGGGGATGCCTTGCGGCACGGGTTCGGGTTCTGGCTGGGTTTTCGGCCTGACTTTGTCAAGCAGGGAGTTGGTTACGGCCCGGCGGGAAAAAGCAAAAGTCGCCTCATCAGCGCCCTTGCGCTTTTCGTCAGCAAGGATGCCGTCGGCGAAGCCCAGCTCAATCGCCTTGTTCGCGTTCATCCACGTCTCCGCGTCCATCCAATGCGAGATTTTCGCCCGCGACTGGCTGGTCTTGATTTGGTAGGCGTTGATGATGCTTTCCTTGACCTCGGAGAGCATGTCGATGGCTTTTTGCATTTCCTCGCTGTCGCCGATGGCGATGGTCAGCGGGTTATGCACCATCATCAGCGCCGTCGGGGCCATCAGCACCGACGTTCCGGCCATAGCGATAACGCTTGCCGCCGAAGCCGCGATGCCGTCAATCTTGACGGTAACGGCGCCCTTGTAGTCCATCAGCATCGCGTAGATTTGGCTTGCCGCCACGCAGTCGCCGCCCGGGCTGTTGAGCCAGATGGTGATGTCGCCCGCGCCGGAGAAGAGCTCGTCGCGGAAAAGCTGCGGCGTGACCTCGTCGCCCCACCACGTCTCATCCGATATCTCCCCGTCAAAGTAAAGGACGCGGCCTTCCTGTTCAGAATCGCGCGCCCAGTTCCAGAATTTCTTGGTTTTGCCCATTAGCTTGAATCCTCCGTTTCTTTTGATTTATACGCCGCGCCCACGTCGGCGAGTTTGACCATGTTGCCGTTGAGAACGTGGACGTTCCCGCCCTCAGCCTCAGTCAGCAGATTCATGTCTTCAAGGCCGCGCACATCGTTGACCGAGTAAAAGCCGTTCTGAATGCCGACCGAGTAGCCCTGCATCCTCGAGGCGTAATCACCCCGGAGCAAGCCGTCAAGGTTGAAGCGGATCGATACCGCCGCTTTCTCGCCCGGCAGCAGCAGCGCCTGCGTGAGGGACTGCTCCCAGCGCGCCACCCACGGATCGAGGGTGTATTTGACGAACTCAAGGCTCTGCTGCTCAATGTTGCTGAAGCTGCTTTTTTCCAGGTCACCCACCATGTGCGGCGGCACCCGGAATATCCTCGCAATCTCATTGATTTGGAACTTGCGGGTTTCAAGGAACTGCGCCTGCTCAGGCGGGATGCTCATTTGGTGGAACTTTAAGCCCTCCTCAAGCACGGCCACCTTGTGGGCGTTCGCGCCGCCGAACTGGGACTGCCAGCTTTCCCGCAGCCGGTCAGCCTGCTCCGGCTTGATGACGCCGGGGTGTTCCAGCACGCCGCCGGGGTTCGCGCCGTTGGCGAAAAAGGCGGCGCCGTAGTCCTCGGTGGCCAGGGCAAGCCCGACCGCGTTCTTTGCCATCGCTATCGGCGAGTAGCCGATAAGCCCGTCAAAGCCCAGGCCGGGAATATGCAGCACGCTTTCACGCCGCAGCTTCACCTGGCCTTGGTCGCCCTGGTAGGTGTAAACCAGTTCGCCATTATCGCCACGGCCCACTGCCATCCTGTCGGGCAGCAGCGGGTAAAGCGCCATCGGGTAGCCGCGCCCGTCCCTGACGACCTGCGCATAGGCGTTGCCCCACAGCAGCAGGTGCGCCATCAGCGTTTCGCGGAACACGAACGAGGTCATTTCAGGATTCGGCTCGTCATGCAACAACCGCTGCAGCGGATGGCCGGTGTATCTCTCCTTGCCGCCGCCCGCTTTGTTGCGGTAGACGTGGAGCGGCAAGCCCGCTACCGACTCAGACAGGATGCGAACGCAGGCATATACCGCCGAGGTCTGCATCGCCGTCCTCTCGTTGACCATTTTTCCCGCCGTGGTGCCGCCGAAGAGGAACGACCAGCCGCCGCGCGAGCGCACGGCCTTGTTGTTCGGTTTATCCCTTGCGTGGAAAAGCCCGCTGAAGATGCCTTTTCTCATATGAAGATCAACCCCCTTTCCGCGTAGACGCTGTCAGTTGACCCGCCGCCGATGGTGGCGCGGGCCAGCCCCATAAGCATCGCCACCGCGCCGTCTATCTTTTCGGTGGACTTTTTCTTGTTGGGCTTGATGTTGCCCGCCGCGTCCTGGTCGACAATGACGTTGCCCATGTTCCAGTCAAGAACCGGATGCTTTCCGTGCCGGAGTTTGCCTTCCATCACGAATTGGTAAAAATCCTTTGAGGCTGGGGACATTGACACAAAGCCCTGCCCGAACGGGAATACGGTGAATCCGCGCTCCAGTCCAAGCTCCTCCAGCTCGCGGCGGATCTTCTCAGCGCCCCAGCGGTCATAGGCGATTTCCCTAATCCGGAACCGCTCGGACAGCCTGGCGATGAACGCCACGATGTAGTCGTAGTCCACCACGTTGCCCTCGGTGGTGTTGAAAACGCCCTGCTTCTTCCAGACCGCATATGGGACGTGGTCGCGGCGGGTCCGCAGGCCGATCACGTCTTCCGGCAGCCAATAATAAGGCAGAACCGTGTATTTCGCATCGCCGCCGGTCGGCGGGAACACCAGCACCAGAGCCGTAAGGTCGCCGGTGCTGGAAAGATCGAGGCCGCAGTAGCAGTCGCGCCCCTCATAATCCTCCCAGTCGATTTCCTCGCCGCAGGCATCCCATTTATCCATCGGCATCCAGCGGATGTCGGCGTTGCACCATTCGTTCAACCGGAACTGCCGAAAATGCATCTCCTCTGCCGGGTTCTGCTTAGCCTGCTCATACGCCGCCTGCACCGTCTCAAAGGGAATCGTCACCCCAACGGACGGGTTCACCCGCCGCCAGACCCGCTCGTCGTTCCAGTCGTCGCCTTCGGCGATGCCGAACACGGCAGGGTAGAACGCCGGGTCGATCTTCGAGCCGTCCAGCACGGCCAGAGCCTTGCAGTGGATTTCATAGCAGATGGACGTTTTATCCCGGCCCGCCGTCGTGATCAGGAAGTAGAGCGGCTGCCGCCTGGCATCGCCGGTGTACTTGGTCATCGTGTCGAATAGCTCGCGGGTCTGCTGGGCGAAGAGCTCGTCGAAAATCAGCCCCGACACGTTAAAGCCCTGCTTGGACTTGGTTTCCGAAGACAGCACCCGATAGAAGCTGTTGGTGTGGCTGAACACGATCCGCTTCGTGGAAGGGATCAGCTTCGACAGCTTGTTCAGATCGCCGCACTGCTCCACCATCGCCTTGGCGGTGTTGAACACGATGCTGGCCTGGTTGATATCGGCGGCACAGGAGTAGACTTCCGCGCCCGCCTCGCCATCAGCGAATAACAGGTACAGGGCGATGGCGGCGGCCAGTTCTGATTTGCCGTTTTTCTTGCCGACCTCCACATATGCGGTGCGGAACTGGCGGTAGCCGTTCTCGTCAACGATGCCGAAAATATCCCGGATAATCTGCTCCTGCCACGGCATAAGACAGAATGGCTTCCCATACCACTCGCCTGTGGTGTGCTTGAGCATAGAGATGAAATTGACCGCGAAGTCCGCCCGCCGCTCGTCATAGCGCGAGGTCGGCAGCATCAGCGGGGTGGGCTTGTAAACGAACTCGGCCATAGCGGCGTCCTCCTTCCGTGCAAAAATAAAAAGCCTCCTATTGGAAGCCTTGAAAAAACCCATATGTACGAGAAACAACCCCGGATCGAACTTGGAATCTCTCGATAATTGTTTGGCGCTAATTTGCCCCGGCAAACCAAATTCCCGCAGATTGCGCGGCGCCCAGAGAATTAAAGTATGGCGCATTGTGGATTTAGCTTTTCGTTAGCTGGGCCTCTCACCAGCATTTTTAGAAAGCGCCGCAAGTATCCGGTAATTGGCGATAATCCAACAGAGGTACCATTGTTTTACGTGAACAAATCTGTTTCATTTCGCCTGACTGGCATTTCAATTGCTGCTATCGCAGCCATGACCCTTACCGCTTGCAGCGGCGCCGCCAATGCCACCGAGGAACCTTATCTGATTAATTCAGTGGCCGAAGATGGCGCCGATAACACCAATTTAGACCTTAGCAGTTCAATCGGCTGGACGCCGGATCAAGAACTGCCGGAACCCGGAACATTTTTCAACCTGCCGGATACATTCGGGCAAGTTCTCACCCATTTAGGCAGTTACGACACTGGCTTCCGCTCAGAAGATGGCGGAGTCGGCGAAATCGTCGTTTTTAACGCTGCCAACCAAAGCATGTACATTGTCAACGAGATCACCCTTTCAATCGACATCGTGAGCTTGGCTGATTTGGCAGCAAACCCAAACAATGAATTGACCCTAACCAAGCGAGTTGATATCGCCGAAATGGGGCAAGCGCATGGCTTTGAGGTATCGGATGTTACCAACGTAGCCATTAACTCCCGGTTGGGTGTAGCCGCTTTATCTGTCCAAAGCGCTCATTGGCAAGATAACGGCACGATTGTCTTCATGGATTTCGACGGCAACTATGTCACGCATGTCCCGGCAGGGGTGCAGCCTGACATGATTGCGGTATCACCTGACGGCAATTTTGTGCTAACGGCAAATGAGGGCGAGCCACGCTCGGCGTTTACCGACGGCGACACCTTCGGGGTATTTTTCGGAGAAGGCTCTCACGGCTCAAATGCCGATACCACTAACGAGTGGGATTTCAGCTATGACCCCAAGGGCGGCGTAACCGTAGTTGACTTGAGCGATATCAGCTCAATTGCAGAACTCCGCAACCTCAGTGAAAACCAAGTAGAACATTTTGATTTCACCGTTTGGGACTCGCGCCTCGAAGAATTGGTATCTAATGAAGTGATTATTAAGGCGGGCAACTTGCCCTCCCGCGATCTGGAGCCTGAGTATATTGTCTTTTCCAGTGATGGCCGCACCGCATTTGTAGTGCTGCAGGAGAATAACGCTATTGCTCATTTTGACCTTGCTTCGCGAGCATTCACCGGCATCTATGGGATTGGCTTCATCGACCACAGCCAGCCAGGCAACGAGATCAACTTAAGCAGCGAACATATCGACATCCGCGCTGAAGCTAACGTGTTTGGCGTTCCGCAGCCTGATGGCATCGCAGCGATTGAAATCAACGGCGTGCAATATATTTTGACCGCCAATGAGGGAGATGGCCGCGAGTGGGATTTCTACGATGGTGACGAAACAGGAGCCGAAAACCGAGCTCGCTACCGCAACTTCCGCCGCACAGAGGTGAATGGCGCACAAGAAGTGGAAAACCTTGTGAATGAGTTGCACTATGTGCTCAATGAACGCCTCGATGATGTCTTTTTGTTTGGCTCCCGCTCTTTCTCAATTATCCGCGCTGATGATAACCACATGGTTTTCGATAGCGGTTCAGATTTTGAGCGCATAACCGCTGAAACGTTCCCAACCATTTTCAATTCCCACCACCGTGAAAACGCATTCGGCACTCGCTCTCCCCGCAAAGGCCCAGAGCCTGAGAGCGTCCAGGCGCTGCAAATCGGCGACAGGTATTTTGCTTTTATCGGCTTGGAGCGAATCGGAGGCCTCATGATGTATGACATCACCAACCCAGCCGAAGCGTTTTTTGTGGATTACTTGAATATCCGCAATCCTCAGATCGATGGCCTTGACGCTGGCGATTTGGGTGCGGAAGGCATATACGCCATTGCTGCGTCCTTGAGCCCCACTGGGCGCCCCATCATCCTTGTGGCAAATGAGGTTTCCGGCAGCATATCAATCATCGAGATTAATGTAGCCGCTCTCGCGTCCGAAAACTAAATCCGTTCATCTGACGATGGTTTATCAAGAAATGTACGGGAGACAGCCCCTACCTTGGGGCTGTGCCTCTCAATGTATGTTGGATCTAGTTTTTCTTGCTGCGCTCGATCCAGATTGAAGTGATGGGCTTGCGGCCAGCTTCAGTTTCGGCGTAGGCCATGCCGTCCAGGATGAACCCGGCGGAGCAGCCGCAACTGCAGCCTGCCTTGCGGCTAAACGTCATCTTGCGTTCACCCAGCAACTCCGCAACTGCAGCCTGTTCCTTAGCTTCGGCAAGCAGCGCTTTCTTGTTCTTTACCACTTGGCGGTTCAGGCTGTCGTAGAGCTTGTCGACCTCGGGCCGCTGGCCGCGCGGCTTGGGGCCACCGTCGGCGTAGTCGGCCTCGTAAGCGGCGCTGAAATCGACCTCGGCCTCGCCGCCAACGTAAAGGCGAGTCTTGGTGGCTTTCTCATCCCAAGCCCGCGTGTGAACTGTTACCGTGAATTCGCCGCAATTGGCCTTTGCATACCAGGCGCCATTATGGCCTTTGGCAAAAGTGAATGCCTTATTGGTTTCGGTTTGGTTGCTCATCGTAATTACCTTTTCCTTTGCTGTATTGTTTTCCAGTAATTACATGTTCGCTCTAATAAAATGTAATAGCAAGTCAATTCCGCGCTATTACGAGAGATGTGCAGCACTATTATTTTGATATTTTGCATAAAAGAAAAGACTTCCCATTTTGGAAGCCAAATGAAATCTATTTGTACGAGAGACAGCCCCTTGCGGGGTTCTCTCTTTATTGTTTTCGTTTATATTTTCTTCGGCAGGTATTCTTCGGCGTGTTGGCCGTTGCAGCCGAACTGGCAGTCACCGTACCAGCGGCCGTATTTGCTGTTGGCCCAAGTGAACATTTGCCCGTAGGTCAGGCCGCGCCCGATGGCGGTTTCCAAGGCCAACACGTCGGCGTCGGCGACAATCTTGAAATCTTTGTTGCGCCGTTCGCCCAGGTAGCCAAACCCAAGCCAACGTTCATCCTTGCTCAGATCGTCGAAAAACGTCTCCGGATTGGTGTTGTCGTAAGTCAGGATTTCAGCATCGTTGTACATGGCCTCTGATTCCTTACTTCACGTCTTCGTAGGTTGCGCCGAGAGCGTCGAGTTCGGCCTTAAATGCGGCAGCCGCTGCCAGGTCAGCCTCAGTCGGCTGATAAGGAGGCTTAATGTTCTTGTGGTACCAGGCCACCCAAGCGTCCAGCAATTCTTGAATTTCCTCCGAAGTGGCACCGGCCTGGTAGAAATCAACCGTTAATTGGCCGATGTTGATTTCGGTGAATTCAATTCCGTCTAGGTTCAACATTTCAATCTTCTCTTTCTTGCTTTTCTTTTGGTAGTAATAGATTCCCTCTAAACCACACTAATAGCAAGCGAATTCCGTATTTATTAGTGCGGTGTAGAACACTAATTGTTAGAAGTCGACAACCGCGCCGTAGGCAGTGAAGTCATCTACGCCAATCCGGCGCAAATCCCAGTAAGCGTCCCGCACGATGGTGTCCAAGTGCCATACGCCAGTTTCTGGTTTGGCGAGTTCGGTAACGGTCTGTTCCTTGCCAGCGGCCTTGAGCGCGGCCTCAACCGGCGCCCACTCGCCGTCGTCCATGAAGAAGGCGGTGTAGGCGTCGATGGCGGCTTGCTGCTTGGCGGTAACCTTAGCGGTTGTTTCGGTGTTCATTGTCGTTTTCCTTTTCGGTTGCTGTTTTTTGGTAGTAATACATTCCCTCTGTTGCCATCTAATAGCAAGCGAATACCGCGCTATTCTTAGAGATGTGTAGCACTATTCCACAATGCCCGTAAGGATAAAGCGTTGATAGGCTTTGCGGTCGGTTTCAATGAAATCCACCAATTCGCAATACATATTGTCAAAAGCCACGCGCTGCACCTCGTTAAGGCTCAGCATATTGCATTTGCCGCTCAATCTGACCTTGTTTATCTGGTCAATTATGGCGTCGGTTATCAACGGCAGTTTCTTGATGACGTCTTCGCCGTAGACCATGCCGAGGCCAGAGCCATTTTGCCAGTTCACGAATATCGTGCCAGCATCGTCGACGTGCTTCACGGTTCCTTGCGCGCCTGGCAGCAATTCTGTGTAGGGGTCGCTGGTGGATACGAGTTCGACCCGGGCGCCCGCCGGATAATTTGCCTTTTGGGCGGCTACTTGAGCGCTAGTTGGCCAGTTCATCGCGCACCTCCTCAGAGGCCGTTACGTCGGCGGTGGTGGCCTCAATCTCGCCTGTTTCGGCATCTGCTTCGGCTGGTTTGCCGTACTTCCAGGAGGAGTTGCCATCCAGTTTGGAGAGCAGAATCTTCCGTGCGCTCTTGTACTCATCTCCGATGAATCCGAGGCTGAGGAGGAAGCAGCGCATCGCGTATTTCGGATTCTCAGGCCGCTCGGATTCCTTAGCGACCACGCGCTTTTTCTCAATTGCGGTGGCGCAAAGCCGGGTGACAAGGTGGGCGTAGGCGTTAGCGTGCTCAGCATCCAAATCCCCAGTAAACCAAGGAAACTGCACCGTCTCATTCGTCAACTCAATCGGCAAAGAATCCGCCCCAAGCGCCGCCTTGAGCAGTTCCTCTTTAGCCAGCACCATGCTGGTCAAGTTGTACAGTTTTTCCGGCGTGAAGCCTTTGAGCGGCATCTCGATGGTCATGCTGCCTGGGCCGCTGAATTCCGCTTGGTAGGTGCGGCGTTCGGGTTCGGGTATATCGCTCGCCTGCATCCCATCCTCGCCGGGATGGTCGCGGCGTTCCTGCCCAAGCCCCAATTCCTCGCGCTCGGTGAGAGCCAAGTCCTCGAAAGCCGGTGCTTCCCCAGCTTCGGTTTCCGGTTCTTCCTCGGCTTCAGCTTCCGGCGCCTCTTGCTCCTCGTTGGCCGCTGCGGAGTTGTCCAGACTGACGTGGTCGGTTTGGTCGGAGCCGCTCTCTTCGGATTCGGCTGCGGGTGCGGGGCGCTCAAATTCGTATCCCGCTTGTTCCAAACCGTCAAAGACCTTGTCCATCGTTTCGCCGTCGGTGCGCTCGTCCCAAATGACGGTGGCGTCCTGGGCGATTGTTATGTTCATAACAACGTAGCTGAACCTGAACCGCTCGCCCTCGATGGTGTTGCCGCCCGCTCCCGCGTAGACCGGCTCGACTCCTACCAGTTCACCGATTTTGTTGGCGAGGTCTTTTCTTTGCTGCCCCTCGGCGTTGATTTTCACTTTGTACATTTTCATGCCCTCCGTTTTCCTTGAATTCCAAAGGCGGGTTTGCCTTTCGGTACACCATTAATCACTCTGAACGGCTGTAATAGCAAGTCAATTACGGATAATAAATGCACCAAATATCAAGGAAAAATCACGCTTTATCCTTGTGTGGATGACACAATGCCGCCGAGGACGAAAACCACGCACGGCAGTGCCACGCCATTGCCCCACATTTTGTATTCGGCGGCATCGGAGTGCGGGGCTTGCAGCCATTTCACTATCTGGTTGCGGGTTTTCGGTTTCGAGGACGTACCTTTAATAATGCGATGGGTTTCCCAGACCTCCGACCAGAAGGCGATATCGTCCTCGGTCGGTTCCGGCGTTTCCAGCCCGGCGCACCAGTCGGGCGGGAAGCCCTGGAGCATGGCGCACTCGGTCGGGGTCAGCCTTCTCACAATGTACTGGGATTCATTAACCACAGGCGCGTCCTTGTAATCACGCGCTTGCAGAGTCGGCGACTGCTCCTCGCATACCTGCGTAAAGCAGCCCGCCGTCATGACGTAAGCGACGCCGTGCTGTTCAACCGTATTCAATGAAAACGACACACCGCTTTCGCTGACGCCGCTTCCCTGGTGGGAGGGGCGGGAGCCATTGCCTTCCAAACAGATAATAGCGCCGTCGGCGCCGCTGGAAGGCAGCGTATGGCAGGGAGCGCCAGGCTGCGGATTGCTTCGGTTCTGTTTGGACGTGACCTGCTTCCCATCGAACACCACCACCCGGCCGCCATTAGTGCTGCCAGGCTTCGTGGACTTGTTATCCAGCGCCACTATCGCCATGCCGCCCGCGTTCTTATTCGGATCGGGGACGGAAGTGTCCAGCGTCCTCGCCGTGTCCGCTTCATAAATGCCGCAGTGCGGGTTCGCCGACTTCATGCCGTTGCTGTTATACGCGCCTATGCCAAAAGCGGTCGGCGCCATTGGTACCGAGTTGCCGCTCGCTTTAGGCACGGATTCCTCTACGACGGCAATCCCGCCGTGGTTACTGCCGGGCATGCCACATCCGCAATCCAAAGCGCGGCTCACGCCGCTTTCGTAAGCGTGGCAGCGAGCATTGGCCGTGCCGTCAGATGTTTGGCGGACATCATACGTTTTACTATGAGCGGGTTTCGGCACGAAGACGGTCTGATCGTTGCTCGTCGAAAGCGTAGCCGACCGGTTGTTCTGGACGAGCGCGCCTTTGCCGCCGCCCTCGCAGCCGGAGCGGATTTTCAAGGTCTTCGGCTCCACAGCCAGCGCGGTGTAATCCGTAACCCGGTTGCTGTGATCTCCGGTAATCGTGTTCACGATTTCGCCATTGCCGTTCCCGCGGGCGTCATATACGACCGCCAGTTGGTTATCGCCCATATCAGCGCGGAGCGCGCCAGTGGCTTCACCCTGCCAAAGATGGCTGCCAACCCTCGAAGCCGCGCCGGGTTCAAACACGATGGGCTGATGCCCATGTTCCTGCGCCCGCAAAGTGCCGGTCACATCCTCCGAATAATCCATCAGCGAGCCGCCCTGGTCGTTCAGCACGCGCACTGGGCTTCCAAAGCCAGCCGCAGAATTTCCGGCAGTTGCTTGCCACGGGAAGCCGCCCGCCGGAGGATTCCCTCGCAGGCGCGACTCGTCAAATAATATTTCTCCGGCACGTTCGCCAGCAAAATCGACGACAATGTAACAACGGCGGCGTCTTTGGGCGACTCCCCAAAATTGAGCGTCAAGCGTGCGCCAGCCGATTGAGAAACCATCTCCCACGATTTCCCCGCTCGCGCCCCATTTGCCTTTTTCAGGCATAGGTACAGACAGGGTTTTGTCTTTGATGTGGATGAGTTCATTTAGCACCTCCCGAAAATCAGCGCCGCCAGCCGATGAGTACATACCCGGCACGTTCTCCAGCACGGCGAACTTCGGATATTCGTTGTCGGTGGCAGCCTGCATCTCTTTTATGATTCGCGGTATCTGGTAGAACAAACCAGAGCGTTCCCCGCGCAGACCGGCGCGCTTGCCAGCCACCGATAAGTCCTGGCAGCAAAAACCCGCCGTGATGATATCCACAGGCGGGATTTTCGAGCCGTCAATCTTGTTGACGTCGCCGTAGTGCTTCACGCTTGGCAGCCGCTTGGTTGTAACCCGTATCGGAAACGGCTCGACCTCGCTTGCGCCAACCGGGTCAATGCCAGTGAGAATCGCGCCAAGGCTGAAGCCTCCACTCCCGTCAAACAGCGACATTAGAGTCATTTGCCTGTTCATATTTCCATTTGTATCCTGCACTGGGTTTCCCCCTTCCCTTGGCGCAGTCGCTGCCGCCGAACCCAGTCATAGCGGGCAATAAAAATCCCGCGCTTGTCGAAGTGAAGCACGGGTTTCATTTTGCTGCTGACAGTAATTTCCATTTATCCACAGCTTTATCCACAGCCTGTCTGTTTCGCTTCCTTGATCCAAAGCGCCTCGCTGCGTTTGCATCCCAACTCGGCGTAGCTCTCCTTAGTGACGCGCCGCCAATGCGCCAGCCGCTGGTTGTATAGATCGTTGTCGTAGCCGCTTAGCACCACGGCGCCGCTGTGCGCGTCCAATGCGTCAAGCAGCCGGGCGTGGTAATCGTCGTCGCATTCAAAGGCGTAGATGCCTTTGCTGCGGGTTTCGGGCATATACGGCGGGTCGGCGTAGATCAGGCAGTTTGCCTTGTCGTATCTCTCAATCAGCGCGATGGCGTCCATGCTCTCAATCTGTGCAAGACGCAGCCGCCGCGCCGCCAATGCCACCCGTTCCGGCAGCGCCCGCCATATTTCTGGCTCGGTCGGAGCCTTGCCCGTGGTGCGGTTTCGCCAGCCGCTGCTTTGGCCTGTCCGGGTGCCGAACGCCTGCCAGCAGCGCACAAGGAAAATCCGCGCCCGCTCCACGTCGCCCAAATCCTCGCTTGGCGAATAGGAAGCGGCATATTCGTCGCGCGCCCAAGGCGTAAGCGACAAAGCGGCGCACAGTTCATCTGTCCGCTCACGCATGACCTTGAACAGGTTCACCACGTTGCCGTCGATGTCATTTATGGTTTCAGTGGCGGAGGGTTCCTTGCCGAAAAACACCGCGCCGCTCCCAAAGAACGGCTCCACATAAACTTCGTGGGGCGGCAGGTTCGAGCATATCCATTTCGACAGCGCCCACTTCGCGCCGGGGTAGCGCAGGACTGACCTAATCATTTGCCAGCCACCTCTTTCACCAAGTCGGCATATTGGAGAGTTTCACCGCCCCGTTCACAGATGACGTCCTCGCCGCCGTTGCCTTTGAACTCGGCGTAGCGGCGCAGGATTACGCTTGCGTATTTTTCATCCAGTTCGGCCATGTTGCAGATGCGGTCGGCCTGCTCGCAAGCGATTAGCGTCGAGCCGGAGCCGCCGAAAGTATCCAGCACAATGCCGTTGGTCTGGCTGCTGTTCTTTATCGGATAGGCAAGCAGCTCAAGCGGCTTGCTCGTCGGGTGGTCGCTGTTCTTCTTGGGCTTGGCGAAGTTCCATATGGTGGCTTCGCTGCGCCCCGCGTACCATTTGTGCGTCCCGGTTTTCAACCAGCCATAAAGGATAGGCTCGTGCTGCCACTGGTAAGGCGAGCGCCCCATGACAAAGCTGTCCTTGACCCATATGCACGTTCCCGATAAATGGAAACCCGCCTCGCGGAACGCCTTACGGAAATTCTCGCCCTCCGTGTCAGCATGGAACACATAAGCCGAGCCGCCGCTTTCAAGATTCGCGGCAACGTTAGTGAAAGCCGAGAGCAGAAATGTGTAGAACTGCTCACCTTTCATGGAGTCGTTCTTGATTTTCAGCCCGCTCGCCGATTCGAATGAGACGTTGTAAGGCGGATCTGTCAGCACAAGGTTTGCCTTGCGCCCATCCATCAGCCTGCGCACGGTATCGGCATCGGTCGCGTCGCCGCAAATCAGCCGGTGCCGCCCCAGCGTCCACACATCTCCGGGCAAAACAAAAGCCGCCTCTTCAAGGGCGGCTGTCAGGTCGAAGTTGTCATCTTGCACTTCTCCGCCAGGGTCGGCGAACAGCTTCTCAATTTCAGCGGCGTCAAAACCCGTGAGCTCCACATCAAAGCCAAGCTCTTTCAAATCGGCGAATTCCAAAGCGAGCAGTTCCTCATCCCAACCGGCGTTCAAAGCCAGGCGGTTGTCGGCGAGAATGTACGCTTTCTTTTGCGCTTCGGTCAGATGCTCGGCGAATACGCATGGCACTTCCGTCAGCCCCTCGGCTTTCGCCGCCAAGACGCGCCCGTGGCCCGCGATGATGTTTAAATCCTTATCAACGATGATTGGATTGACGAATCCGAATTCCCGCAGGCTTGAGCGCAATTGGAGAATCTGCTCTTTGCTATGTGTGCGGGCATTGCGGGCATACGGCACCAGGCGGTCGACACCCACTTTTTCAAATCGCTCAGTCGTGTTCATAATCCCACCTCATTCCATATTCTGCGAACTTCTCAAAACCGCCCAAATCAGTGATGTAGCTGCGCGCGAATTCGACAGCTTCGGAGAATTCCAATTTCCCAACCCGCAGGCCGTCAACAAATAAGTCGACTTCTTCATCGCCAATTGAGCAGTACGCTTTTACAAACGCGCCGCCCAGTTTGCGGGATATTGCGTTAACGCAAATGCTTATTGATACGTCCGCTTTCGACAGGTCTTTGCCATGCAGCCCGTTGGGGTTGCAGAACGGCTGGTCGCTGCCCAGCTTGCGATTCGTGGCGCCGGTATCGGCATCCGTGCCGCCCGTCCAAGCCCCCAGCGGGTTAATGGTTACGTTTTCAAATTCAGTGGCGACAGCCCTGATATCGGATTCCGTAGCGTTCGACTGGCAAATCGTAGCCGCATTGCGGTGGAAGTCGAACATGTACTTGCCATCAGCAATGAAGATGCTGCCGTACTCAGCAGCCAGCGTTGTGGCGCGCTCATAGCCAGGATGCCACTTCGCGGCAAACACACCGTTGTCGCCGCACCGAAAACCGCCAGCCTGGTTTGCGGCAAGGTGGGAATCCTGCGGCGCCTGCACCAATTTCACCGAGCCTTTGGAGAGGCCAGCAATCCGGCCCACAATGCCCCCCACCACCTGCCGCTCCAAAATCACCGAAGACTCGGCAATGATGGCGGCGTGGCCGTGGCCCACCAGCACCTCAACCGCAATACGCGGATTTGGAACCAGCGAGTAGGCGTAGTCCACTATGGCTCCAGCTATCCGGTCAGCCACCTTATCCGGGTGGTACATGTTAACTTTTTCAATCATCTTCTTTTCTCCCTGTACTTGTGCGCGGAATCTGCGTATGCCCGTTGCGCCCCTGCTTTTTCAGAAACGCTTTTCTCGCGCGGCGTTTGTTTTCGTTGAATTTGACGGTTTTGCTGCGCGAAGCCATTAGAACCCGCGATTTGTGAGCAACTCGAGGAAGGCGTTCTTTTCCTCGTTTTGACCGCCGCCGTGCTTATTTATAATTTGCATTATCAGGTTGAAGTCGTCGCGCATCGCCTTGTAATAGCCCTGGCCTGCCGTCACATACGGAGACAGCTTCAGGTCTTTGGTCATGCGCCCGATTTTCCGGTTCATGGCTTCGCAGGCGAGGAAACCCTGCCTGTTCAGCACATAGTCCGTTATGGTCTGCGGAGCGACAAAGCCTTCGCAGCCTTGCGCCGCGATGAACTCCTCAAGCTCGGCTCGCAGCCCCTGTGCCGACGGCACTTCCTTTTCGCACTCCTTCATCGCCATCGAGAAGTAGTCCGCCATCAAATTGTCGGAGCAGACTTTCTTCGGCGCGGGCTTGGGTGCCGCCGGTTTGACCGGCTTGCCTTCCAATTTCTTGTCGTCCAGGTTCTTCCGAGGGCGGCCCGCCCCCGGACGATAGCCACCACTGGGCATAGCCGCCACCTCCTTTGATTTTTGATTTTCCTGTTTGATTTTTTGATTTTTGATTTCCAAAAAATTCACGCGAAAGGCCGAGCGCGCTGCCCGGCCTCAAAGCTGTAGAGATTGACCCGGCCCCTCCCCGTCTCTCAAGCCACCCAAAAAGCGAGACGGGGAGGGAACAACCGGAACGGCGTTCTCAACTAACGAATAGGAGAACAAGCCGCTTAAAAGTAATCGCCCTGCTGGCTGTGCAAACGGCTGTGGCACTGCGAACAAAGCGCTTGCAGATTGTACCAATCATTGGTGCCGCCATCGGTCAGCTTGCGTTTGTGGTGTACGAGTTCGGCGGGCTTGAGCCGCCCATCGCGTTTGCACACCTCGCACAGCGGATTCGCTGATAGGAACGCCGCGCGTATCTTATTCCAGCTTCTGCCATAGCGTTTATTGGTATCGGGATCACGGCTGTATTGGTTGTAGCGTATGGCTTCCTGCTTGTAATGCTCCTCGCAGTACCGGCTTGCGGTTAATTTGGGGCAGCCGCGGTGGGCGCAGGGTTTTTTGGCTTTGTACGGCACTGCTGACCACCTCCTCGGTTTATGATATGCAAAGAGCCTCGCGGGATTTTCTTGTTCATCCCGCGAGGCTCGTGTGTGCGTTCTAATGTGCCACTCTAACTATGACAGGTTTCGCGGCGGAATTATAGTGGCTTTTGGTGGCGTGTTGCTTCGACCTCGTCCAGTGCGCGGCCGTGGAGCCGGTGCAGCCAGCGCAGGTCGAAGCTCAGCGCCGAGGCGATGTCTTCCCACGTCTTGTAGCACAGGTACCGCATCTCAAGAAGAATCTGCAGGTCTCGGTTCTCTATGCAGTTGACCACCGTGGTGATTTCACGCTTTGTGTCGATGAGGCCGCAGAGGTCGGCGTTGATTTCCGATTCCAGATCCATCGCTTTGGTGATGAAGTCCTCCATGCTGTGGTGGTTCCGGCTCGCCGACCTCGGCGTGTTGGATAGGGTGGCGGTCGCTTTGGTGGCGAGGTCGCGCAGCGACTGCACCTGTTCCAGCTTTGAGTTGATGCGTTGGTCGATGCGGTAGGCTTGGGATAAATATTCCTTTGCCGTCAGCTTTGTTGTGTCCATTTGGCTACCTCCGGTAACGGTGAAGATGTTCCCTCGGATTGGCAGCTTTTGGCTCCTGTGATTTACTCGAAAAATATTTACTCTGAAAAATTTGCTCTAAAAATTATTTACTCTAAAAATTGGCTTTTACGGCTTCGATTAAGGCGCTTTGGGAAGAGTCTTTTTCCCGCAGGGCTTTTAGAATCCGCTCGTCTATCGTGCCTTTCGCCACGATATGTTGTATCACTACGGTTTCGGCGCTTTGGCCTTGCCGCCAGAGCCTCGCGTTGGTTTGTTGGTAGAGCTCAAGGCTCCACGTCAGCCCAAACCAGGCGAGATGGCAGCCGCCTGATTGCAGGTTCAGCCCATGACCCGCCGAAGCGGGGTGGATTAATGCCACCGGCAGTTCGCCTCTGTTCCATTTGCGGATGCTGTCGGCGCTGTCCAGTTTGGAGTGCGGGATATGGCGGGCTTTCAGCCTTGCTGATATCCGCTCCAGATCGTGCTTGAACCAGTACGCCACCAGGAGTGGCTTGCCGGTCGCGGCTTCGATGATGTCCTCCAAGGCGTCGAGTTTTCGGTCATGGATGTGGTTGATTTCGCCATCGTTGCCGTAGACCGCGCCGTTCGCCATCTGGCAGAGCTTTCCGGACAGTGCGGCGGCGTTGGCGGCAGTAATCTCGCCATCTGGCAGTTGCAAAACGAGGTCGCGCTTCATCTCGTCGTAATGTTCCCGCTCGGTATCGGAGAGCAACACTGTGTGTTCGATGCTGACCATCTCCGGCATCTCCAAATGGTCGGTGGATTTCATGGAGATGGTGATGTCGGCGATTTTGGCGTATATCCGCTCCTCGGCATCCGGCAAGGGTTTGTAGCTGAAGATGACCTGCCCGTTGCGTTTGTCGGGGGTGAAGTAGTCGGTTCGGTATTGCCCGATGAACCGTCCGAGCCGCTGGCCCATGTCCAGCAGTTTGAACTCGGCAAACAGGTCCATTAGCCCGTTCCCGCTCGGGGTTCCCGTCAGCCCGACAATCCGCTTCGCTCTGGGGCGCGCTTTCATCAACGCCCGGAACCGCTTTGACTGGTGGGACTTGAAGGATGACAATTCGTCAATCACGATCATGTCCCATTGCCACGGGATGCCGCTGTCCTCGATGAGCCATTGGACGTTTTCGCGGTTGATGATATGGATGTCTGCGGGCGTATGCAGGGCGGCTTTCCGTTCCGCTTCCGTCCCGACCGCCACCGAATACCGCAAGTCGGAGAGGTGTTCCCACTTGCCGAGTTCTTCCGGCCACGTATCCCTGGCTACCCGCAGTGGGGCGATGGCAAGTATCTTGTGGGCATCGAAGCTGTCAAACAGGAGGTCGTTTACTGCCGTAAGAGTTATCACAGTCTTGCCTAATCCCATGTCCAGCAGGACTGCTGCGATGGCATGCTCTTCGATGTAATCAATGGCGTATCGCTGGTAGCTGTGCGGTATGAACTTCATTCGGCGTCACCTCCCATCTGCTTCAGTATTTCTGGTATTTGCGCCCCATCGTCCAGGACGTGGACTTGGAAACCGAGGCGCCGCAGCATTCCGTGCCTTGCTTCTTGCAAAGGGCGGGGTTTGCAGCCCATCGCCTTTACTTCCACGAAGGCGATTCTTCCCATCGGCATAAGCACGATCCGGTCGGGCATTCCATCGAATCCGGGGCTTGTGAACTTGGGTGCGATACCTCCCGCCGCCTTGACTGCTTCGGTGAGCTTGTGTTCTATGGTTTTTTCTCTCATGGTTCACCCCCGTTTGCCGATTGCCCAACTGTGCCCAAATGCTCATTGTTCCTATATAGCCCTCGCGTGCGGATATGAAAAACCCAATATCTATATCTATAGTGATTGGTGAAAAGGAGTAGGAGATAATGAGCAGATGGGCAACAAGGTTTAGTTTTTGCTTGCTGTGTCGGGGATTTACCGCCGTGCCGATGTTGGTTGCCGATGCCGCCATTGGCACGCTGGGCACAGCCCGCGCCGTTACCCCTCACGGACGTACACCCGCTGGATGCCGTAGATCGGGATATTCTTCTTTCCGGTCTTGCTGCCCTCATAATGTTGCCAGCCGCCGATGCCCTTGATGATGGCTTCGATCTCGTAGGAGTCGGATTTCTTGATGGCGTCGCGCGCCCGCCCGAAGCACTCGCACCAGATTTCGATGTTGGAGACCTGCTCGCGGCGCGCCACGCCTGTCGGCTGCGTAGGGTCGTCGGCGGAGCGCAGATAGTCTTGCCGCCGGTATATGTCCATCGTTTCCCAGCCTTCTGGGAGCAGGGTTTCAAGGTAGGCTGCCACCACGCCTTCGCGGTCGTCGTTTTCGAGGGCGTTGCGCTGCTCGTCGGCGGCGATTGCCGCCAGGTCGCCTGTTAGGTACAGTTCCTCGCCCGCATCAAACATGGCTAGCGCCTCCGCCCAGATTTGCCCTACTTCCTCATCGGTGATGTCCCAGGGGCGCTTGCTGGCCTCGCCGGGAACCCGGACAGGCCAAAACCGGCGGTTGCCCGTGACGTCGCGCAGGAAGCCGCCGTCACTGTTGGTTGTACCGATGATGACGCACTGCCTGGGGTGGCTCTCAACCACGCGCCCATACGATGGGCGGTATTTGTCGTCGACGCGGCTGGCGAACGATTTCACGGTCTCCACGTCTATCTTCTTGATGCCCGCCATCTCTGAGACTTCATTGAGCCAGGTGTCCTGCAGCTTTTCGGCAGCGGTCTTGTCCCTCATGTCCGAGATGGAGAGGCTGTCGGAGTACCATTCGCGCCCGAGCTTGGCGATGAGCGTGGATTTGCCGATGCCTTGGTTGCCGTTCAGCACCGGTATGCTGTCGAACTTGATGCCGGGGTGTTTCACCCTCGCCACAGCCGCCACGAGCGTTTTTCGGGTGACGGCCCTGGTGTATGGGGTATCCTCCGCGCCAAGGTAGTCGATGAGCAGCGTGTCAACCCTCGGCGCCTGATCCCAGGCGGGAAGTTTGTCAAGATAATCGCGTATGGGATGGTAAGCCCTATCATCGGCCGCCTTGGTAAGAGCCAGCTCATAATTCCTGGCCGTGAACTCGCCATAATTGTTGAAAACGTAGGCGACAAGCTGCGCGGTGTCGGCATCGCGCCAAGCGGGATGAATCCGGTGCCAAGGCAAACCCTCGCCATAAATTTGGTTAGCAAGCTGGTTAAACCGGATGCCCTTGAGGTTTTCGTCATAGGCCAGGATGGCGAGCAGGTTTCCGAGCGTGTTGTCAATCTTGCCCTGCTTATTGCGGGTCAAGGCATTCTCCCAATCGCCATCGGCGAACTCAGCGGCGGCTTTCTGCCGGTGTTCGGCGAGCAGCAGCGCGCCAACGGCCTCATCCTTGACGGCGAACTCGCTCATCGCTTTAAAGCCCGCTGTATCAGCCAGGTCACCGAATTTATGGACGCGCACAAGGTCAAATGCGTTCAGCAATTGGCCGCAGGCCGGGTCAGTGGCATGGTGGGAGTACGCCCACTTGCCGTCATAGACGACTACGCCCGCGCTGGAGTCGGCTGGAATATATTCATAGCGCCCGTCCATCGCCGAAGGCTCATAGACATCCGGCAGGAACGCCGCGATGGCATCCTGGATCGGGTAAGCGCGGCAGAAAGCCCCAACCACGCCTTCCTTGCCGAGCGGGTCTTGCTGCTGCGCCACCGCGCGCTGGATCACATGGGATTGGCGGCTCGAGGTCGGCCAAAGCGAGCAATCCCGCCAATCAGACAGCCGGGCAAGAAAAGCGTCCGGATCGAGCATATCGCCATCAATCACTTTGAACACGTACTCGCCATCAGAAGGGGTCGACGGCCAGTACATCAGCCGCTCCGGCTCATAAGTCGAATCGTCGAAGTAGTCCATGCCGATTTCCTCGGCCACCAGCCGCGAGAGCGCGGCGTACTCGTCGGGCGTCACGTCGCGGGCAAGCGGGATTACCACGCGCAGCCTCGGTTCCTCGGGCGTGTGGCTGTGGGTGGAATAGATGGCGCAATTGTGCGGGAAAAGCATCTCGACCTGGGCGATGAAGCCAGTATCGGCATGGTCGGCGTCGAGCGTGATCCCCGAACGGCTCTCCACCGTGTCTTTCTTGCGCCTGCCGCCTTTAAGGTGGCCCAGCACATAGCCGCCCACGTCCTTGGCGCTGTCGCGGCGGTCTTTCGTAAACTTCCGGTATTCGGCGACCGTTTCCGTGGTGCGGCGGGTGGCCTTGAACTGCTCGAACAGCTCTTTGCGCGTGATTTTTTTGTTGATCCACCGTTTGGATAGGCGGCTGTCGCCGTAAGATATTGGCAGTTGTTCTCGCATTTTTAAGCCTCCTTATTGTTCCCGGCCGAGCCAGTCGTCGTCTTCGAACCGGTCATCGTCTTCAAACTGATGGTGGTAGGTGTTAAGCCAGTCATCAGCATTCCATTCGTCAAAATCGTTCATGGCAAGGTCGCCTCCTGCGCGAGTTCATATTTTTTTGAAGCGTAGAGTTCAGATTTATCGCGGTGTTTGCCTTTGGCATACGGCTTTATCCAGACTTCTTTGCCACTCTTGTACCGGCGGATGTGGCCTATCACTCCCCAGTTGGGGCATGAGAATGTGCGTTTGCCGGCCGCGCTGATAATCAGCTCCATGATTTTGCCTATATCGGCAGTCAATACGCGGTAGGCTTTAACGCTGCGCTGGCTGGGGTTGCCTTTTTTGCGTTTCGCCCGGTTCGCGTCGAGGATGCGGGTTGCGGTCCTTTCCGCAAACACCTCTGGGCGGTTGTGCAACAGCGCCTGGACCCGCAGATAGTAGCTGAACGCCAGGTCCATCTGCCTCTCGACGAAATCCGTCAGGTCGAATCCACTGCTGTCGCCGTCCCACAGCCACTCGAGCTTGGTGTTTGGCTCGCGGCAATTGTTTTTCGGGTCTGTTATCCCGCCGAGGATCATGCCGAGAAGGGGCTGCCATTCGGGGTGCCCGTCCCAGCGGAAAGCCATGCGGCATACGACACTCAGGTCGCATATCACGCCATCTGGGTTTACCTCATCCGCGATGGGTTTGGGCAGTGGCTCGTAGTCGTATTTGAATTCGCTGCCGTCTTCTGCCATGTCGGTAAGGTGCAGGGTGAAAAAGGGCAGAGCGGGCGTTGCGTAGTATCTCCGCAACTCGGCAGCGGGCGCTTGAATGAGCTGTTGGCTGCTTTGAATAAGTCCGTCTTCGCTGATTTTCACCAAGTCGTGCTTGCCGAGCGGGGCGGTGCGATTCCAGAACTCGTCCGGGAAGCAGTTCTCGGTGTTGAAGCCGTCAATCGTGCGGATGGCTTTGTTTTCACTCATTCCGGTATCTCCATTTCTGTTTCTTCATGTGCGCCGCGCGCCCAAATCAGGAAATTGCCCCGGCAAGTGGTGTCGTACTTGTTGCACGTTTTGCCTGCAGCGGGGCAGGCGCCGCAGGCCAGTACGATGAATTGGTTTCCGGCGATGAACTCTGGCGTGAGCGTTTCTTTCCAAACCTCAAAATTGGTCGGCGCCGGAGCCGCCGGTTTCGTTTTAGCCGCCATTTGCCTTTGCCCCCTTCAGGCCGCTGTTTTCGTTGGCCCATTTTGCGTAGTAGGAGTCCATGTCGTTCGTGCGCTCCGCCCAGTCAAGGTCGGCAAGTTCCTCCGCCGAAACCTTGCCTGCGAGCCGCACGGTGTTCCATTGGGCATACGGGATTCCGATGGTGTTGTAGACCTTGATTGGCTTGCCGAGTTTCTTGGCGTAGGCGAGTTCCTCCGCCATGCCCTCGGTCACGGTTTTGCCCCACTGCCAGACCTCGTCGCACATCTTTAGCAATTCGCGTCCGATTGCCATTCCGGCGGCGCGCTCTATTGGGTCGTTGTCGTCAAGGCACTTTGGGATATATGCATGGGGCGCGATAGGCGCGTAGCCTTTTCGGATAGCAAGGCCGCAGGCTGACAATGCGCTTCCGACTGCTTCTTCGACTGTGTGCCGCTCGTCCGCGCGGTAGCGTGAGCAGATGAATACCTTTTTCATTCCCGAATCCTCGTCTTTCTTGTATTTGCGCTCATGGCGGGCTACCGCCGTCAATGCTGCATATGCTGTTGGGTCCGGGTAGCCTTCGCTGTTACGCTTGTCCATCGCCGCCGCCTTTCCCAAGGAACAGGTTCACAAAATATTGCTGCCCCTTGCCTGTGACCTTGGTGGTCTTGCTGATGGTGACGTGGCCGTCCGAATGGGTGATGGCGGTTTCCTTGACCCGGAACAAGCCCAGCTCCATAGCTTTTTGCGTCGGGGCGTTGTAGTCCGTGCCTTTGCGTTTGATGAGGTAGCCGTCCTGGCGCAGTTTTTCGAAGAGGCGGTTTTGCCCGATTTCGATGCCGTTGCCTTTGAGGATTTTCGCCAGTTCGCCAATCAGGATGGCGCCGTCGGACACCGCTACGGCATCGGCAAACACAGCTTTAGGCTTATCGGCTTCGGCTTGGATGAGGAGGCGCTCTTTTGCGGCGCGTTCCTCCTTGAGCGCAGTCAGCACCCTGATCCAGGCGTCGGGGTCGTTCATGATTTCTTCCAGCTTGGCGGGCGTGACATATGCGCCGTGCCTGCGGATGGCTGGGAGAACCTCGTGGGTGACCCAGCGCCGGAAATTGTGGAGCTGGCTGATCCGTTGCGCAATGTACTCATCGCTGACGCCGCGGGCCTTTTGCGGCTGCATTGCGAAGAGCAAAGAGTACAGCCCGGATTCGTTGATGACGGCGAGGTTCTGCGCTCCGCCGGGGGTGGTCAGTTGCGTATACCCCTTTTCGTCGTCCGCCAGGCTCTGCATTGCGCGGTTGCGGTTGGTCTCGCCAAACACGTCGCAGACATCTTTGGCGACCCACCATGTTTCACCGTCTTTCCTCACGGTGCGGATTTGGTTCCCCTCGTAGGAGAACATCTGTAATTCATTCATTGGTGATACCCCTTTCCGAAGGCGTGGAGAAGTTGTGCCTTCGCCATAAGCCACCGGAAAGGGGTGATTTTGCGTGGATGAGAAAAAAAGTTCAATCTTTTTTGTAAAATGGGCAGTCGTAGCCATCGGCACGGAGCAAAAGCCCTTCAGCCCAAGGCGGGGTGCGGCCCATTTGTTCACACAGTGCTTCGGTGGACATCCGGGGGTCGGCTTCAATGACGATTTCGTCGTGGACGTGCATAACGATGCCGCAGTGCCTTTGTGCTTGCATGGCAAAGGCGAGGATATCCCGGCTGGTGGCCTGCACGATGTTCTCCACCAGCTTCGGCCCATAGGATGCGATCCGCTCCCATTTCTTGGTCGCGCCGACGCCCTCGTAGGTCACGCAAGAAGAGCCATACTGGTTGGCGCCGATTCGCGGTTTCACATAGGACAGCCGCCGCCCGGATGGGAGGGTGACAAAGAGCATCCCGCTTTGGCAGCCGAATTTGATGCCGTGCGCTTCAGCCATCGTCCTGTCCCGAACCGCCGTGACTGCGGCGCGGTCAACATCCCACCAAAACCTGACGATGTTCGGGTTTGCCGCCCGCCACGCCGAAACCAGCGGCTGCAACTCGTTTTCCGCAAGCCCCATCTCCAGCGCGCCCATCGCTTTGAGCGCGCCAACGGAGCCGCCATATCCGAGGGCCAGTTCTGCTATTTTGCCTTTTTGTCGGAGCGGGGAGCCTTTCGTGATTTCCTCAATGGGGACGCGGAACATTTGCGAAGCGGACGCTTCATATATTTTGCCGTGGGTAGCAAAGACATCGTTGCGCCAATGCTCCCCGGCCAGCCACGCGATAACCCTCGCTTCGATTGCCGAAAAGTCGGCCACCACCAGTTTTGCGCCTGCCTTTGGTACGAAAGCCGTGCGGATCAGTTCCGAGAGCACTTCCGGTACCGAGTCGTAGAGCAGTTCCAGGGCAGCGGTGTTGCCCTGTTTCACCAGTTCCCGCGCCTGTTCAAGGTCAGGTAGATGGTTCTGCGGGAGGTTTTGTAATTGTATTAGCCGCCCCGCCCATCGGCCGGTGCGGTTGGCGCCGTAAAACTGGAACATCCCGCGGGCGCGCCCGTCGGCGCAGACGGCGTTCTCCATCGCCTGGTATTTCTTGACCGACGACTTCGCTAACTGCTGTCGGAGGGACAAGGCTTTGCCGAGCGGCTCCGGCGCGGTCTTCAGTAGCTCCTCGACCGCTTTTTTGCCGAGGGTGTCAGTTTCGGTGCCGTTGTCGGCGAGCCATTGCTTCATCTGCGCCACGGAGTTCGGATTGTCGAGATCGGTCAGTTCTTTCATAAGCCGCGTGAGCTCAGCCTTGGAACGCTTGTCGGCTTCAATGGCTCGGCGCGCCAAATCCATGTCAAGCTGTACGCCGCGATCATTGATTTCCTGGTCTTGGCGGTATTCGGCCCAAACGGAATCCGGCACCGGAAACTTGGCGAGCCGCTCCTGAATGGACATCTCAACTTCCACATCACGGATGTTGTAAGCCTTAAACGCCGCCCACTTATCTGGCGCTTGGGCCGGGAAGTTTCGGGTCCGCTGCCGATTGGCGGCGGTCGGCTTGCAAGGGACGCAGAAGTAGCGGATTAGGTCTTTGCCTTCCATTAGTTTCTGTTTTTCAAGCCCCAGCACCGCGCCCGCGCCTTCGAGGGAAAGCGGCATCCCCATGTACGCCGACCACACCATTGAGCAGCGCCACGATTCAGGGTTTAGATATTTTGCCTTGCCGAGGTACTCAGCCGAGAAATGATTGTCGGCGAACGGGTCGAGGCTTGCGCCCATATCCGACAGGTAGCGGGAGAGGCAAATCCTCTCGAAATTGGCGTTGAAAGCCCACTTCTGCACTTCATCGTCTGTCAGCGCGTCAAGGACATCGGGCGGTATCGCTTCGCCGCTGGCGAGGTCAACAACCTGAACATCGCCGCCGTCAGCGGAGTAACCAAACAGCAAAATCTGAAAGTCTGGTGATTCGGCGTACTTATAAGCGCCACATTTGGAAAGGTTAGCGCTGCTATATGTTTCAATATCAATACTGAGTGAGTTCATTGTCTCCTCCATGGGTGGGTAGAGTGCAAAGGGCGGCAGGTTTTCCTGCCGCCCTCCGCAGTTTCTGCCCACGGTGTTAATTTAAGAAGTCCTCTTCGCCTTCGGTAGCGAAGTCCTCCTCGGCGCTGGATTTGCCGCCGAGCGGCTCGCCGTCGCGCAGTTTCTGGATGTTGTTCAGCCCGCAGGCGATGCCCTTGTTGCCGTTTGAGTTGAAGGCGTAGAAATTCACGCTGGCCCTGGCGTACACGCCGCTATAGATTTCCGAGCGGATGGTGATGGGCTGCGGTTCGGCTTGGTTGTCCACGATGCCGGGCGCCGTGCCGCTGTTGGCGTTCACGAAGTAGGAATCCGCGTAGGCTTCGTCGTCGGGGCGTTCCTTGTCGCCATCGCGCAGGGGGTTTTTGAGGAGCTCAAGGGCGGGGACGGTTTTGCCGTTGCCCTTCAGCTTGCCTTCGCCTTCGACGTAGGCCGCCTGGATTGCCGCTTTGATTTTGCTGAGGGTGCGCTTGTCGGATTTCGGGATGATGAGCGACACCGAGTATTTCGGCGCGCCGCCATTGATCGATTTGGCTTCCCACAGGTTGGCGTAGCTCAGACGGCATTCGCCGGTGATGACTTTCGTGGGGTTTTCTTTCTTGGCTTGGTTTGACATAATTTTCTCCTCCTAGTTTTCGTTGTGGTCGGCGAAATCGTCAGCCGCCGTGTTGAATGCCGGGCGTTTGTCGCCCTCCGGCACGAGTGTTGGTTTGCCTTGCGGCTTGTCGATGAGGCCGCCGAGCAGTTCGGAGAATTTCGCCTTTCCGAGGGTTTTCTCCATAGCGGTGATGCCCATCACCTTGTGTTCATAGGGGTCGTAGCCCGCTGTAGTTACGGCTGCGGCGACGGCTTCCTCGCTGGTGTACTTGCGGTTGCTTCTGCCTTCGACCAGCTTGTAGCCCTGCCACTTTTTGCCGCCGAGGGCGGCTTGCAGGCAGTAATCCTTGATGTCCGAAGCCCAGGCCACGAGCGCGTCGATTTGCCCGAGGATGGATTCGATCTCGTCGTCCTCCAGCAATGGCGGCCGCTTGAAGTCGTAGCTGGCGAGCGCCATGTTCTCTTCGGCGCGTTTGCGGCAGTCAGGTTTTGCCGCGCACCATCTGCACCAGTCGCCACTGTTGTAGTTGCCCTGGCCCGCGTAGGCGAGTTCGGCGGCGGGCTTCAGCGCTTCTTCGGCCCATTGATAGAGCCAGTCCTTGTGAACCGTGTGGGTGCTGATGTTCTCGCGGCGCGGCTGGTAGATGGTCATGGACACCGCGTCGATGTCATAGATGGCGTCGAATATCTCCAGCGCGCCCAGGGCGTACAGCATCATCTGGGGGTTGTCGGCCGCTTCAACCAGTACGCCCTGACCGTGCTTATAATCCACAATGTGGAGCGTCCCGTCGGCGATCACCACGCAGTCGCCCGTGCCAAACCCCTCCTGAACGTACCTTGAGAAATCCAGCCTCTGCTCAATAAGCACCTGCGGGTCCGGGCAGATCTGCCTTGCGGCCTCTACCAGTTCGAGGATGTAGGCGGCGTAGCCGTTGGCGCAGTCCTCCATTTCCTCGCAGTAGTAAGTCAAGTCGCCGGTCGGGTCTTGCGACTTGATGCCGAGGCTGCGCTTCAGCTTGTACTCGCACAGCGTGTGCGCGTCCGTGCCCTCGGCTGCATAATCGCTGCCCTCGTCCACATAGGCCTCGCAAAGCCGTGCCGACGGGGGACAATTCATCCAGCGATGCGAACCGGACGCTGAAAGGAGCGCGTGATTACCCATCGGATTCGCCCTCCGACAAGCCAATCCCGGCGGCTTCCGCAAGCAGTGCGGGGTACTCTGCCGGGTCGGTTTCTGACAGCTTGTCCGCGCCGTGCCGGGCGAGCAGTTCCCGCACCTCGGCGGTGTGGCCGGAGCGGGATTTTTCAGCCAATACCGCCCGCACCTGCTCCAGCGTGACCGGTTTAGGGCTTTGCGGCTCCGCTTGCGTAGCGGGCTGCGCTTCGCTTTCCGCGCCGCTGCTGAACAGGTCGACCAGGGCGTCGGCAATTGCTGTCAGCGATTGCGCGGCGTAGCGGATATCCTCGATGCACGCATTAAGCACGCTCACTTTACTCATCCGGTTCACCTCCTTCCTCTTCGATAGACAGCGATTTCACGCTGTCGCCTGGCACAAGGATCGTCAGCCTTCGCTTTTCGCCAAGCAGTGAGCGAAGCAGCCGCTCCCGCAGGTCAATGCGTCGGCAACTGACAATCCCGCCGTCCGGCGGCTCTTTCGATACGCCGATTTTGAGTTTGAGTCCCATAACGTGGCCTCCCTTTCCGAAGGCAGCTCTGCGGCCTTCGCTATAAGCCACGGCAGAGGGTGGATTTTGCGTGGCCGCACAAAATCGGCTGAACTTTTTTATTGGCCCTCGGCATAGAGCCTCTTGAACTTGTCCGTCGCCTTGTTGGCCTCGCGCATAATCGTCGACGGGTACTTGCCCTCGGCTTTGCCGATTTCGGTATAGGTGCGCCCGTCAACGTGGACAGCGGTTATCAGGTAGCGTTCGCGGGCGGTGAGCTTGCCCATCGTTTGCTTCACGGCGTCCGAGTCGGCAAAGCTGCGGCTGATGTCGACGCCGCTGTCAAAGTAGCGGGAGTCTTCATAGGCGAACTCGCTGAGATGGGTGTGGCGGCGGGTTTCACGCCGCTCATTGCTTTTCTCCTCGTCCAGCGAGGCAAGATAGAAGTCACCGACTTCATCGCTGACTTCGATTTCGATAACGCGGCCATCCGCGTCCTTGTAATTGATAAGCATGGTTGGCTCCTTTGGATTTCAGTGATTTCTGAAATCCGCCAGAGCCGTTTAATCCGCTATAAAACAGAACAAGACGGCAGGAGAACCCCTCTGTGGGGTTCCGCTCTGCCGTCTTGCGTTCTGGCGGATTTCGGTTATTGATTATTTTTGGATTTTTGCGGCTGCGCTAGAGGCGGCTACGCTTTGGCGGGTCGCGATCTTGTGTAATGTTCAGCGTTCCGTCGCAGTTCGCCGTGATTATGGTTAGGCAGCATTTGTGGCGTATTTCGATAATCCGGTTATCTTCGCTTATGTCGCAAACACGCTTTTTATCGAGGTTTTCAACTTGCTCCATTGGGTTCGCCCTCCTTTGGCACGAATGAATTGTTGAATGCTTGTCTTATCAATAAATAATTTAACGATTTCGAGTTATCGGGTCAGGACATCGGATGTCGGAGTTTCAAGGCATAAAAAAACAGCCAGACACGAAAACACGGTGTTTTCATGCCTGACGGTCGTCAGCGGTTAACTATTTATGGGTATTTGTTAGCCTATATGCCGACATCGGATGTCGGCGGCGCAAAACTATTTTATTCGACTGTTCTATATTGTTTGGGAAGTATGGGCGGCAGCCCAAGCGCGGTCAGCACTTCATCACATTCGAAAATGGTGTGCCCGGCGTAGGAATGCAGAATCTTCTTATATGCCAGCCGCTCGGCGGTCAGCTTATGGCCGCCCAAATCAAGAAGCTGCTCACCGAAAACGCCGCCCAAGTCAAGGCCGACACAAATAAGCATAACGGTCTGGAAGGTTGGGTTCGGCATCCGATTATCCCGTATGCGTTCATAGGTTTTTTCCGAAAGAAGCGTCCTGTCGCAGAATTCCTTCGGCTTTATATCCAGCCGCTCTAAATGGGCCCACGCGGTTTGGGCAAAGTTCAATGTAGGCTGATTAAGGAAACTGCCTTCGGCAACATACTCGGCATGGAATTTCTTCAATTCTTCCGATTGCTGCAATATCTTTAGGTTATGGTCATCCGGGTTGAACGACGGAACACGGTTATAATCTGGTGTCGCTTTGCGGTACTCAACGGAATCAAGATAAACAACTATGTCCAGCTTCGTCGATTGATTGTATTTCAAGTCAAAGCGGATACAGCACTCGTCGATGTGATGTTTAGCGTAGTCCGTCAGGCCAAGGCTGCCAAAAAACGAGCGAGCCACGTATTTGGGATCGTTAATGACATAATGGCCATCAATATAGGCGAAATTGCCGGTGTCGAGAAGGCTCCTGAATTCGTGGTTCGTGAAATATTCAAAGAAAGAGTCGCTTAAGCTGATGCTGAAAGTTTGATTGCTATTTTTGGAATCGGCATCAAAAGCGTAGCTGCTTATATAATGGTCGTCAACGTAACTGGCTACGCCTTCTACATCATTGTAGCCAAGGTCGAGCATCCTGATTTTCGCGGCAATTCGTGACACCCCAAAGAAGTCGGCGAGCTCAAACAGCGCGCATTCCAATATGGGGAGCCGGTTCCCGGCGCCGAGCGCCAGCCCATGCTGCATGATGAGCTCTTCAATTTTTAGGATGGTTGCTTCTTTGGGCATAAGGACGCGCGGGGCGATGCCGTTGGCGTGCCATTCCATCCAGTCTTCCGGTTTCCATTCTTTGCGATGCCTGCCTTTTTCAATAACCTGGCAGCGTATATGGGCGGCGCCGCCATCGTACATTGCCGCCAGTTCATGATATTTTCGATGCTTAAACCAGTGGATGCACTCATGGATAACAGTATTGTTCCAACAGCCGAGGTTCCGCATGAAATAAATGTTCGGATCAAGGATAATTGTCCGGCGCTCCATCGCCACCGGTTTATGCGCTCGTTCGTCAGCGTCGTAGCATTCGATATTGCAATCGTTGAACACCATCGCGCCAAACACTGTGGAATGGCGTGACAGCCGGGCTTCTTTTATCGTCAGCCCCAGGCGCGCCGCTACCTCGCGCACAGGCAAGGGCATCGGTTTGGTAATAGCTTCGCCAAATCCGCAAGCGATCAGGAATTCCGCTGCGACGGCATCAAATTGTTCCCTGGCGATAACCGGCACGAGGCCGTCGGTCATTTTCCCGATGCCGCCGCGCGCTTTACGGCTGTATGTATCAACGTTTGTTATCTGGAAATTATGAAGGCCGCTGTTCAGGTCGCCGGTGCAGGAAACGCGAAACCACTCGGAAGCTTCGTCGGTTTCACGGTCACGCCGCACCGTCTCGGCTATTTCCATCTCCGCCTCGACAACAACGTCAAAACGGATTCCATCGCCAGGGGCGTCGGAAACATCAATGCTCTTTACAGTCAGGCCGGAAACGAGAACTTCGTCCGCTTGCTTTACGCGATAGGAACGCAGGCCAAGCCGAGCAAGGTTATCCGACGCATAACTTGAGACTGCATTCTCAATTTCATCGAAAAATTGATTCTCTATTACGTCTTGCAGCGAGCGCAGTTCCTTCATATGGCATTCTCCTCGTAGACAGTTTTTACGCAGAAGTTAATAATTGCCAAAAAATCAAGCGAAATGACAGCATAAACATAACACAAAACAATACATTTGTCAAATAATTTATGCGAATCCACAGATATTTTATTGACAATCTCGGTCAGCCCTGATATGATATATTGTGATTTACTCATACGGCGAGGTGAAATAGTGTCGCAAAAGAGTATTAGCTATAACAAATTATGGAAATTGCTGATCGATAAGAAAATGACCAAAAGCGACTTGAAGCGCGTTTCTGGGATCAGCACTACGTCGCTGGCTAAACTTGGCAAATGCGAGAACATCACAACCGACGTGCTGTTGAAAATATGCGCAGCGCTTGACTGCGGCATTAACGACATCATGGACACTGAGGTTGTTGAAAGCACAAGCCGGGGATAGCCTTGCGCCGCGGGCAACTTGTTTTTTATTTGCGTTGCCGCAGCGCAAGGCGCTAAATAGCGAATGGCAAAACTACCAAGTGCCGTACATGGAAATGGTCGACGGCGTTGAGCCGTCCTCAAGGCCCGTGTTTACGAAGCCGTATGTATGGCCCGCCCCGGATACTTGAATCCACGCCCCGTCTGAGCTTCGCTCGACGTAGTTTATCAGCTTCCAATGGGGGTTTGACGACCCTGAAGTTGAAGACAGGCAGGCGACTCGCATGTTAGCCGCTACACTTCCCCAGGACGTGGCGCTTGGTGTATAGATGGTTTCTGACCTCCGGAATTTGAAGGTCTTATACGTTGTGCCGCCAATGGTTACGGTGCCATATTTGTAGTCCGTGCAGTCAGTAGCCCATCCGCTTGGCAAAGGCTGGTTTACGTTTCCTACAACGTTGTCGATAACAAAGCCGCCAGCCACGTTGCCGGAACCATTGCGGAAAACAATGTGATTGAATACTCCGTCGCCGCCCCAATCCCAATCATACCCAAAGGCTTCGTTGTTGTAGATTGTCCCAATTTGAACTGAGTGTTCGATGCTCGGAAACCCCGGCCTGTCCCAAACAGGGATAGACGAACCGCTTTTGTTGATGCAGAACCAATTTGTCAT